TGGTCTGCGATTGCTAAAAGGACTAGCCTGGCTCTGCCGGTTGCTTGTGAGTGCTGCCAGACCGCATTACTTACTTGAATGCTCATTACTGCCTATCTTCGGCAGTAGACTTATCCCTGCCGATACTTTGACTATCGGTTTTGTAGGTCAGGGGTTCACGCCTCTGGCCTGCTTCTATTCTACCAGTCGCCATGCACTTATAGGTTCTCTGTGCGCTCGTACTCGGCCCAAGCATCTCTCGCCAAGTTGTCACGATCACCTGCGGCATACCTGCCCGCGTGAAAGTAGATGCGCTTGAACCGCTCTGGTATCACCTTGAGCGTCTTGGTTACGACTTTCACTTCGGGCTTTGTGAAGTGGCTGCGATAGCTTATGTCATTGCGCTCGGCTTCTAGGCGCTGCACTAGGTCGCTGAATTTTAGCTCCATTTTGTCTCCCTTTATTGTTAGGCATTACTTTACCGATTTCGAAACAACCGCGCAACTACTAAATCAGATAGCTCGGTGGATCTACTTCGGTCTTGCCGCCCTGCGTGTCCAGCGTGTACCAAGTCCGGCGAGTGGTGTCAAGTATCGGATGTCCAGGCGCTGAGAACTTTGAAGCTTTGTGACCGTAATCGCGTGCGTACTCTGCCGTTAGTGCGTCGCTCTCCATTCGCCCATTGTATTCAGCGCAAACTAGTATCACATTTTGCAAGTTATCTAACACTTTTGATCCGCCCATCCCTCTGTTCTGGACATGGTGCGGTACAAGGTTGTCAGATTCGCCACAGTGCCAGCACCACAAATCGCGCTCTCGAAGTTTGCGAGTGTCTTTTGCGTTCACAACTTCATTTCGCTTTGCATCAACTTGACCTGAGTACCCATTGCCATCAGCGCAGTTTCTATAGATTTGATTTTTACTCGCACGCGGTTCAGCTCAGCCTTACGCAAGTCCCTCTCTAAGCGCATAGGAGCCGCGCTGAGCCGACTTAGTGCCGTCCTGTCCGCAACTGTACCCTCGTGCTTTATAAACGCCTTAGATTCGGTCGTATCGAGTTCGTACTCTGCCTCGGCTAAAGCCTTTTCACACTCGTAAAGTGCCGTCGATCCCTTTTGGTTCTCGGCGATGAGGTCACTTATCTGGCGTTGAATTTCTGAGAGCATCGGTCAGCCTGACCAAGTAGATAAGCAGCTCACGATTCCAGAGATGCGCCTCATCATCCTTGCCCTCGCTCACTGCCGTCTGGAAGGCGTGTTCCATCTCCCGTATCTTTGCTTCGAGTATTGAGCGATTCACCGCGTGCCTTTATCTTGTCGAGAACTTTTGCATCAGCACCGGCAGCTTTCGCTTGTGCGTAAGTCAATCGTATCGACTGGATGTCGTTGAGTCCTTCTAGCTTTGCTAGGTAGTCAACTGGTTCAGCTCTTGCAACCTTTGCCATTTCCGTTCGCGAGGCTCGCCGATTGCCACTATAGGAAGCGTTGGCGAGGCAACGCCCAATCGCCGACGTTTCTGCATTCTCAAGCGCAGCGGTCTGATTCGCACCCGAGCCACCGTCAATCTCAAAAGCTAGGCCGGTTGCCTTTGGCAGGTCGTTTGCCTGATCGCCGCCAGTCAAATAAACCGTCGCCTTGACCACCCAAGTGCGTTTGCCAGTTTCACGCTCGGCGCTGTACACATACTCGTTTGCGTTTGACCACTCGGTCACTATGCGACCATCTTCGTTGTCCTCGTAGAAGCGCTTGATGCGTTCTTCAACTGTTTCGTAATCTTCTAAATTAAAGCGTGCCATTATTCTTCTTCCTCATCTTCTTCGGTTTCTAAGAACTGCCAGTTATCGGCCATCCAGAACGGAGCTGTCAGCCCCTCAATGTAAACCCGCTCTAGTTGCTTGTTCTTGTCTAGGACTACGCCCGAGACTGCGCCGGTGACGTATGTTTCATTTCTTACTAGTGTGACTGTGTCGCCTAGAAACACGTTCATTATTTTCCCTTCTTGACTACAAGGAAAGGCCGACCTTGACCCCTTACCTGTCTTGAGGCTACCCTAATTGTTGCGCCATCGTGTTCAATGTATGCGTGCTTAGCTCTGCCCATACTTGACATGACCTCAGACTTCATCTGCTTTAGCTCAGACTCCGCTTTGTCAAACGCTGCTTGCGCGGCTGGCAAGTAATGCAGACCGTCAATCTCAACCTCGGTGTCGTCAATCTCTGGATGCAGTTCTCTCACCGCCTGATAGGTTGACTCTGATCCATCCCAAGCCGGCGCTGTGTCATTCTTGACCCCAAGCCAAAACCTTTCGGCAGCCTGCTTCATAACGTCTTGCTCAAACTCGTCGGCTTCGACCCAGTATTCAACCCAGTCCATTGCGACCAATCCGACAATGACCGCACGCTTGACGCCCATCACCATCATGTAGTGCTGAACCTGAGCGACGTAACTTGGCGGCACTTCATCCCAATAATTTCTAGATGTCTTTGCTTCCACAATTACCCACTCGCCATTGACCTGGGTTAGCCCATCCGGGTTTGCGTGAAGGTAAGGGATGGTCGGGTGCTGGTAAGTGCCGGTCGTAAAGACTTCCCACTCTGGGTGCTGTCGCTTCAGTAGTGGCCCCATGATTACAGGTTCAAGTATGTTGCCAAGGTCGGCAGGGAATGAGTCAATTATCTTTTGTGGCAGGTTGCCAGTCTTTAGGTGGTGCAAGTAGAAGGCTGACTCCCAGCGATTGAGTCCGAGGATCGTGCCGATCTCAGAGCCGCCGATTCCGTCAGCGCGTGCTTCGTGCCACTCTGAAGTGCCGTTCACAAACACTCCGAGTAGCTTTGCCCCATTGAATGTTGCTGGTGCGTGAAGCTCCATTATTCCCTCTTTCTTAGTTAGGCTAATCTTATGACCGCGCAAGGACATCTTACGAGCCGATACATGGCTTTGCTAAAAAAGATAAGTGTGGCCGGCGGCGTGCCTTGTGAGGAACTTCCCAACGCGTTCTTTCCCGAGGACATCACCGATCCTGAGCAGCGCCAAGTGTCAACCAAGATGGCGCGTGCCTTGTGTAAGACCTGCCCGATACTTCAAGAGTGCTTCACCTATGCGCTGGAAACAAACCAGCAGTATGGCGTGTGGGGTGGAACTACTGCCGACGAACGCTAGTTAAAGACGACCGCACCACCTCCTGATTGCTCAAGAGACAGTGCGGTGTTGATGGTTTTATTCTAGCAATCATTGTGAACTTGCAATAGCCGACTAGCTTGACTACTCTTTCAATCATGAACTCAGAGCAAGCACTAACAGCTTTAGCCGAAGGCATCCGCGCAACTCAAGCGCCAGCGTGTCAAACATCCGATCCAGACGCTTGGTTTCCAGAGGGTGGTTCGCCCAACCCAAACCTGCACCCAGCGATAAAGCTCTGCAAGGTTTGTCCAGTGATGACCTTGTGCCTACAGTACGCGCTCATAAATAATGAGCAGCATGGCATCTGGGGTGGAATGAACTCGCGTCAGCGAGCTAGGTTGCGGAAGTCTACTTCTCGGTCACAATCGAAGTAAGTATTGACAGCAGCGCCGACCCCAGCGAGATGCTGAAAAACCCAACCCAATCGGCTGAGAACAACCCCACAGTGCCACCACCTAAGAAAGCTAGTCCTGCTTGAGCGAATGTCTTTATTGCTCGTTCACCTGCGAAGTTCCAAAAAGCTAAGTTAAACATCTCCGTTAGTCCAATCTTGATTGTTTTTTCCGTCTTGCCACGATGCACTTACAGTGTACGCCGTTGTAATTATTGAGATAAGCGATACGCCGCCTGTTATCAAAGTGACGCCGACGCCCCACTGGTCTACTAGGAACGTCACAGCACCGAAGATTATCATCGCAAAGCCGAGTCGATACGATCCGAAGATTAGCTTCCGACGGAACTTCCAGCTTGCACCGGTTGCAGACTCAGGTTCATCCTTTAGAAAGAACACACCGTCAAACATTTTCACAAGGGTCTTTTGCAACATTCGCAAACCTCTCTTGCCGGTCGCTTTAGGTTTGCCAGTATGAGCTGGTAGACATCTACCTTGTCAGAGGTGACACCGAACACGCCCTTAAGCGTTCTGGACGCCGTGACGTGGACGTGAGGCCCTGACGATTTCCCTGTGTTGCCAAGCAGTCCGACTGTCTGACCCTTGCGAAGCTTTTGCCCGACTGAATAGCCTGGCTTAGAATCCATGTGGCAGTAACCGAGATACCAAATCACGCCGTCTTTATCCATAGCTGTCTGGACGACAACCCAACCAAGAACCTCTGAGAACTGAATCAACCGAATCGTGCCTTTGGCAATAGCTGGTATGCGTGTGCCGAGCGGTCTAGCCCAGTCTGTCCCGGAGTGCGGTTGCATACCGTTTGCTTTTCTAAAGTTGCTCATCTCGCCATAGTGCGAGGTTATGTATTTAGCGTCGTACACAAGACGCCAATCGGCAGTCCTGTCAGAGAAGCGACTCACTTTGATTTCCTTGGCTTGTATTTCTTACCCACGAAGTAAGCTCACTAACCCGACTGCCACTGCTCCAAGTGTTGCGCCGTAGACGCCGTAAACAAGGCGAGCGATAAGCTCAACCTTTGCTAAACGAGTTTCCATATTTGCAACCTTTTCAGGCAGATACTTTAAGCCACGCAGCTCGGCAAACATCTCGATTTGGTTCTCATTAACTTCCATAAGCTTCTCATAAACTTGAACGTTAGTAATGCGTACGGATGTGCCTTCTTCTGCCATTACTCAGGTGCAATTTCTGGTTCTGGCTCTGGGCGTAAAGCTGGGTGAGTGTCGGGTGAGTTACCTGTCACAAACTCACTTAGAGGGTCTACCAGTGAAGCAATAAATACTTCTGCCCAATCGGTTGCCTGAGCCGCTGATTCCCAAGGGGTTACATCTGGCCAGTCAGGTTGGAACATAAAGGGAGCGTTACCCTCGTTCGGGTTTTCGCTATCCCAGATTCTGATTGCGTTTTCTGTGTCAATTTCAAAGCGGTATCGTGTCATTGTTTTCTCCTAGGCAGGCAGGTTAGTAATAGGGGATTTAGGTTCCAAGGATAAGAAGATGTCCGAAAATGCGTCAGCGGTTGCTAGTTTTGCCGAGCTTCCCACAACCACATAAAGACCGTCCCCAAAGCCTGCGCCCCTTAAGTCCGTTGTTCCAAATGTAGAAGTCCTCTGAGTCCAAGTTGCCCCGTCTGGAGATGTGGCTAATTTTCCGTCGAATGCTACTGCAACAAAGATTCCGCCGCCAAAAGTTACACCATGAGATGCAACCCCAAACCCTGAAAATCTAGATGTCCAAGTAATGCCGTCTGGGGAAGTTCTAAGGTTTCCGAATTGTCCTGTTATTACCCAAACATCATTGCCGTAAGCAACGCCGTAAATAATTCCGCCAAAGCTTGAACTCCTAGAAGTCCAATTGATTCCGTCTGGTGAAGTAGACACTGCTGAACCTGCCCCAACTGCAACAAAAAGGGAATTGCCGTAACCAACATTATTAAGTCCAGTTGTTCCAACATCAGATGTTCTTTGTGTCCAAGACGTCCCGTTGGTTGAGCTTGCAAGCTTTCCAGCATCACCTACTGCCACCCAAACACCACCGCCATAAGTAACACCACGAATTGAGGTTGAACCAAAGCTTGAAGTTCGAGTTGTCCAAGTCGTTCCGTTAGTGCTACTTACCAGATTTCCAATGTCTGCAACTGCCACAAAAAGACCGTCTCCGTAGGCAACGCCGTTTATTTGGTTGCCGCCAACAATCTCGGCTATTGCTGTCCAAGTAATTCCGTCGGGTGAAGTGCTTATAGCTCCGGGATAACCAGCTACAACCCAGACACCACCACCATAGACCGCTGCATAAAGAGTACTAGATAAGTTTGAAGTTCTAGCCGTCCACTCTACTCCCCCAGCTGCAGCATCTATGTTTGTAATTTCGGCAGCGTAATTTTGTAATCCTGCGCCTGTTATAGATACTCCACCAACAGTAACGGGAGCAGTCGAAGCATAACCATAAAGCCCTGCCGCTAGGCTTACTGTGTAAGTGCCGCCCGCTGTTATGTTAAAGTAAGTGCCGCTTGCTGCCGTATCTGCCCAAGCAACTTCCCCTGCAACTACACTCAGAACCTGATCGTCTGTGCCTACACCTAAGCGAGTGACCGAACTAGCTCCGTCTGCGACTATTAGGTCTTGCGCTGTTGTTACTGTGTCCGAAGTTATGAACTGAGCAGTATCTACGTTTAGTGTTACATCTCCAGTAGTGCCGCCGCCCGTTAGCCCTGTGCCTGCTGTTACCGCTGTTATGTCACCGGGGTTAGAAATGTTAGCCCAAGCCGTGCCTGTCCAAGTTTCGTAAGTAGAAGTGTCCTCAAGATAGGTCAGCATTCCTTGAACTAATACGCCAGCTAATGCAGTCGTTCTTGCAGCTGAATCTGCAAAGACCATAACGGTCTGCCGCATAAGGAACTCGTCAACCTGTTGTGATGTTAGGACTTGCCCAACTGTGAAATCTCTATAAGCCATTGTCTACCATCCCAGTAAGTTACCTTCGTCTAGTGTACCAAACACCGAGTCATCCAAGACCATGAGCGCACCCACCGTAGTCTCGAGCCGGATTTCTATTTCCTCGCTTGAGGGGTTTATGTTTTGCTTTATCCCGATTACCTTGCCGTATCTTTCAATTGCCGGTGAGATGCCGCTAGGTGTGAACTCAACCTTTACAACATCGGCAAGCTCCATAACCATCAGCTCTGCTTTTGTGTCGGAGTCCACCGAACTCAGGTCAACCGTTATTGCTTCAAACCTGAACTCTGGCTCGCCGTATTTGTTCACAAAGAAATCAGCTAACTCTTGCATCTGTGTTGTGTCGCTTAGAAATGTAGGGCGTTGCAATTCCCTTTTGCCGTAGCTCTGCACTGAGGTTGCGTTAGTTGCAGACTCCGCGCCTACTGCGTTGCTCACGATGGCTTGATTAAATAGCAGTTCTGATCCAAAGACTGCGGCGATAGTTTTGTAAGGAACGCCAACACCGCTATCGCTAAACACTAAACCATCGCTCGAAGCTGGTGTGTTTCGACCGGAGTATTTTATGTCACCGTTTTTAGCAATAAGTAAATCACCTGGGTCTGACTGTGCCACCTTAGTAAGGTATTCAAGAACGCCCGTCTGCTCGTCTATTGTTTCAGCCGCCAAAGTTGCCCCGCTGCCTGAAATCTGTCTTGCTGTTTCCGACCAGCTTATTTCGTCTAGGAAAGCGTTTAGTCTATTTACTACCGATTGCTCGGCAAAGCTAACATCAGTGACGAACAGGTTGGCTAGGTAGCTGAACGAATCAAACGCTTGGAGAACTGCCACTGCGTTTCCGCTTGGGCTGTAGCTTAAGTTCCAATCTTCCACCACTCCGAAGAATTGCACGACTTCGTTGTGTGTGACTCTTACATTGCGCTTCGGTACGATTTGCCCGAAGTATGGGCTAGTCGTGAAAGTAGGGTCAAATACCCTAGCGTTGTTATCAAGTTGAACTGATACCTGCCCAGCTTGGTAACGCTCAAGCTCGCGCGATGCACCGCGAGAAACATCGTAAGCCTGGAAGTATTGGCTTACATCAACAAAGACTTCACCACCGCCAAGGTAGATGCCAGCGGTATCTAAGCGGCCAAGAGTAGGGTCGTCAAGCGTTAGGAAGGGAGCGCCTGCCCCATCAGCGGTGAACCCTAGTTCTATCTTGACTGTCATGCGCTGACGAAGACTTTGCCCGATACTGACTCGTATCGCTTGATTGCGTCAACGACACCTCGACCGATTGAGACTGGATCAGAACCGATGCCTGCGTTGATTGTGATGTTGATGTTACTGCCTGCACTCTTTTGCTTGTTGCTTGCGTTGCCGAATGAGGGCGTAAACATTGCGCCGGCTGATACGCCGTCAAAGGCTGAGTCGGATGCAAACTTGACTTCGCTTGCCATCTCTAGGGATGCGCCGACAGCGAGGTCTTTGGAGTCTTGTATGCCCTGCTCAAGTCCAGCCGCTAAGTCGCCACCGATTCCAGCGAATAGCTTGGATGGTGACTCAATACCAAAGAAGCCTTTTACTGCGTTAGTAATTGAGTCGCCAATGCTGCTTGCGATGTTGCTAGCAATACGCGGAAGGTTTTCGTAGATACCCTTAGCCAAACCCGTAAGCAAGTCAAAGCCAGCGGCTACCATTTGTGGCATTGCGCTAATCAGTGCGCCTACGATTTCAGGCACTAGCTCAATGATTGCTTTTAGGATTGCCGGCGTTGCTTCTATTATTGCGCTTACTAATGCTAGGAACAGATCAATAGCCGCTACGAGTAGCTCAGGAATCATGCCAACAACAGCGGCCGTTATCTCTGGAAGAAGTTTTACGATGGCGACTAGCAGCTCTGGCAGGATGTCAACCACTGCGGTTACAAGACCCATAAACAATTCAATGGCTGCTTGAAGTAATTCGGGCAGCATCCCAATTATCGTGACAAGGATGTCAGGCAGTGCCGCAATGATTGCCGATAGAAGAATAGGGATTGTCTCAATAAGTGCCGTAAGCAATCCGTTAAATAACTCAAGCGCCGAGTCAATGAACTCTGGCAACATCGCTAAGACCGTATCTATAAGCTGAGGCAGTAGCTTAACAACAGTATTAATTACGTCAGGAATTATTATTGAGACCGCCTCAATAAGTGAGCCAAAGAAGGTTATCGCTGTGTCAAGAAGTATGGGGATAAATCCGAGAATTGTTTCAACAATTACTGGAATCAAATCGGCTAGTGACTGAATAATTGCTGGAATCATTGCGGCAAGCGATTCAACTAGCATCGGCAGCACTTCGCCAAGTACACTAATTAGTTCTTTGAGAATCATCGCAAACGAAGCAAGCAACATCGGAATCATTGTCCCAGTTATAAACGCGATAATGCCAGGAAGCATTTTTGTAAAGCCCTCAATAATTCCAGGGAGCGCGTCAAGTATCTTCATAATTAAATCGTTGCGGAACTGATTCATTCCCACGATGGCCTTTTGTAGTCCACCGCCAGTAAAGAAGTCGTCAATCTGTTTGCTTACATCTCTAAAGATTTGGTTGCGACCTTGCTCAGACGAAATCTTTACAATGAAGTCTCCGAGCTTTTCAGCAACTCGCTCAATCTTTGGAGCTAGGTCGTCAAGTATTTCTGCAAGAACCGGCGTTAGCTCTTTGACAATTGGGGTAAGCGCACCAACCAATCCTCTAGCGGCTGGTTCAAACGCCTCGCCGATTACTAGTGAAGCGTTGGCGAACGCGGAGTTGAGCAGAATCATGTCACCAGTTAGTGAGTCCATCTGCTTGGCGGCTACTTCCTCAGCAGTGCCCCCGGCGTTCTTTAGTGCTTCTTCATACTCACGCAACGCCTCGGAGTTACCGAGTAGTGCAGAGATACCTTCTTTAGTCTGTTCGCCGAACCCTAGCTGGCTAAGCGCCGCGCTCTGGGCTTCAACCGACATACCGTCTAAGCCTGTTTCAAGATCGCCAACAATGTCGGCCATGTTTCTCATGTCACCGTCAGCGTCAAAGACTGAGACACCTAACGCTTCAAAAGCACCTGGGGTCTTTTGGGATTGCTTGACTAAGCCGTTGAGCGTGTTTGTTAGAAGCGTTCCTGCACGCTCGCCCTTGATACCTTGATCGGCGAATACCGTAAGGGCAGCAGCGCCTTCTTCAACTGACTTGCCTAGAACTGTTAGCGCGGTCGCAGCCTTTGCAGTCATTGCTGCACCCAGTTGCTCAACTGAGGTGTTACCTAGAGTGGCGGCTTTTACGAATACGTCTGTAACTCGAGTAAGGTTTTCAAAGTTTTCCGCCGCGTCATCGCTTGATAGACCAAGGGCAGACTGTGCGTCTGTGACGATGTCGGTAGCCGTAGCCATGTCAAACATACCAGCCTGCGCGAAAGCGGCAACCTGTGGCAGTGCAGCAATTGACTCGGATGCGGTTAGACCGGCAGATGCTAGGAAGTAGAAAGACTCAGCGGCTTCTTCAGCCGAGAACTTTGTGTTTAGTCCTACAAGCTTGGCGGCCTCTGCCATGTCGTCGCGCATAACGCTTGACACGTCGCCCATGATTGCAACTGATTCCTGAAGCTTTGCGTCGAAGTCTGCGAAGTCTTTTAGTCCCTTAGCAGCGATGCCAGCGGTTACTGCGGCAGCTGCAAGTGCAATACCGCCAACTACTTTTCCAAACTTGCCGAGTGAGCTTTCGGCTGCTGCAATTCCTGAGCTGTCAAACTTAGTTAGAATCGGGAGGTTGATTGACATTAGCGCACCAACCTTTTGTTGACTTTGTCAGTCGTGTCTTTGATTATCTTGATTGCGAGTTTTTCGATTTGCGGTCTTAGCTCTCGGAACTTTGCATAGGTAAAACGACCGCCACGTTTAATCATTGGATAGCGTGCGTTAAGTCCACGAATCATTGCCCGACCCGATGCGGTTACGCCCTTAGTGCGAGAGCCTGCAAGCTCCGCCATTTCGAAGCCGCCTTTACCAGCCTTACCAGTTATCTTGATTGTCGCTAGAAAACTGTTTCCAGTCTTTTTAGATTTCCCTGGAGTGAAGCTGACTGAGTTTCTAACCGCCGACCAGCTCAGCCTGCCTTTGTTTTTTATTCCAGATAGTGGTGGTTCAATTGGAACCGATCCTGCTATTGCGGCAGCCGCTGGGCCTAAGCCTGTGCGAAGGTTTGCACGCAAGTCTTTGATTGCGTTTTCATCAAGTTGCTTTAGTTCTTTCAAAGCCTCGCGGAGTCCCTGCTGGTCAATGCTAGTCGTTATCATCCGCGCTCCTTGCTACCAGTTTACCGCTTGCGTTGTTGCCTTTGATTCTTGGCTTCTAGGTAGCGACCCATTGTCCAAAGCATACGAGGCTCAAGCTCTAGCAGTTCACGCGGGCTAATCCCTGTTTCGCAAGCAATCCAAACGATGCGCCAGTGCAGACTGTCATCGCCCAGCCCTTCTATTTTTTTGCGTCTTGAGCCTCAATGCTGCTCACGCTTTCAAGCCACTTTTCAAAAGTGTCCTTGACTGCGCCAGTACGCTTTTCTGTGTGCCACGCCAAGAAGAACAAGTGCGTCAGTTTTACATTCTGTTGAAGTCGAGCAATGCTCAAATCAAACTTTGTTTCAAATGCAACTATGTCTGACGCACCTGCGCTAATGTCCTTGGCTGTTTCGTCGTTGTAAACGATTCGTAGGTTGATGTTCACTTTTACTCCTTATTAGGTTGTGGCGCGGACTACATCGCCGGTTACAGGCCAGCTCACTGAAAGCGTGGCTAGATCGCCGACTGACGAAGCAAATGGTGTGTACTGAGTTACAAGCGCCGAAAATGTGTAAATCGGATTCGTTGCGCTAGTAGCTTCCCCAGTTGGGGTTACTGTGATTACAACTACTGTTCCCAATAATGGGAATAGTGTTGCGTCAATAGAGTCGGCTGCAAAATCCTGGTGGAAGTCCAGGCTTACTGAAGCATCCTTCAAGCCGCCGATACGAGTCCGGGAACTGTTTCCAAATGCAGTCGTTTCTTGCTCATCTACTGAGATGTCTAGGGTTAGGGCGGCCAAGCTTGCACTCAAGTCATCCCCGCCAACGGTGATTGTGTAATCTGTAGCTACGAACTTAGCCAAGTTGTTCTCCTTAGTTTGAATAAACTGTCACGACAAAGTCTGCCGCTAGGTATGTTGCATCACTTAATAATACCGCACCGATGTTAGTCATGTCTGTGACCCT